TTACTCGTCAACAATTTGAACGTGATGAAAAAGAGCAACAACGTCTTAAAAGACTGCATGAAATAAGGCTAAATATTGCATAAACCCGTGTAGATGCTATACTTAGCCTAGTTTATAAAATAATAATTTCATTATACAGGAATCTTAAAATGATATCTAAAGAAGAAATAAAAGCAAAAAAACAAGCCACTATACAACGCAAAAAAGAAGAAGCTGAACAAAAGAAAGCAGCAGGGATTGATATTTGCCGAGGTTGCAACAAAGAATTTCAAAAGATAGATCCTAAAGCTGCCGCTACTTGTTCTTGGAAGTGTGCTTTATCGGCTTCTCAAACAGGAAATTATAGTTATTTTGATGGTATAGAAGCATGGAATGTAGACAATGAAAAATGTTGGACAAAAGATTTTCGTGAAACAATTATACATGAACATACAGAACGCGAGATTAAAGACGTAGCCGATGATTTATATTTTGAAGAACACCAACTAGAAGACGTTTGTACTACTGTAGGATGTGAACGCATGAATAGAAAATGCGTTAATTGGCACCATTTCAAGCAACATAATGATATAGAATATTTATTACGTGATTCCGAGCTAGAAGATATAACTTTTTATCTAGAGAAAATGATTAAAAATTCAAAAGATATTATTCTAGAATGCTTATCTTATACTTACGACAAAGAAACATCATTAGGCGATAAATTGAATGACATAGAAGAAGAAAATAAAAGAATTAGAGAATGCCGTGAGATATTAGAAAGAATGAAAAGAGAAAGATAACACCCTCAAAATGATGCAAAAAATGCAACAAAACTAATGTGTGACCCGAAATGAATAGCCAACTTAAACGAGTATATCGACAAGACACCCAAGAAGAACAACTCTACGATATCAACCGTCTACGCTCAAAGAGCTACGTCGGTCACGAACATAAAACAGTTCCCCAGCATGAATCATCAACCTGGCGTAATCCGTTGAACAATCAACAACCTTGGTACGAGAAAGCCCCCAAGGAATACACCGAACTCGAACACATTCAACATCAGATGATCTTCAAAGAAAACTATCATAAGAAAATCCCTTTTATGGCCGATGCCCTACTAGTATTAAAAAAGATTATGGAGCTAGAGGCCCCTACGCGGCAGCCGCGAAGCTCGTCAGAGCGCAGCGCTCTTCCGCTTCGGGAGCAGGAGAATAAAAAATGAAAATAACTACTTCAATGTTCCCAAAGATTCCTTCCGCGTCATATTTAAATTATTGTTTAAATGATAACGACCCACAGTTTTTACTTAATGCTATTTCTTCGTATACTGCTGATCCATATTTTGAGTTAAACGACGAAGAAAGAGGCAAAATAATCAAATATCATAATGCGGAAAAACTAACTCTTACAGAATTTAATAAAATCTTAAAAGATGCCAATATAAGAATAAGAGTGTTTAAAAATCATTTCCCTACTTTTTATGATGATGCCTTTATGGCTTTTAGCAAAAACCATACCAAAGAAGGCGTTAACAAGCTTAACGAACTTTATTGCTTAGATAATGAAATCTCGCCCATTGAATATAAAGGCACAATTTGTGTTTCTATTAATGTTTTTCAGGAAGATATGAATATAAAAGATTTCTTTAAGCTATTAAATTCTATAGGCAATAAAGTACATGTTGACATACTCCCACGACTAAAGTCATGGGATTCTGGATTCAAGCAGCGAATGCCGAATTCGGTCTTACTTCGCCTAGCCCAATAGTTGATGCCCCAACTATATTAAATTTGTGCAACATCTTCGAGTTGCACTATTTGAAAGGTTTACTATGTTATTTAAAACAAAGCCCGCGTTTTTAGGCGTCGTAACTTTGAGTAGTTATAATAGCAGTTTATATAGAATTGTACAGTGTTTTTAAAGGCGCATTGAGCAACATAAAGTCGCTCTATTTCATCCCACAGCTAAAGCTATTGAGTGGGCTTTCTGCGCAATTGTTCGTAAAGATTATAGAAAGCGATAAAAATGGATAAATTCTCGGGCTTCACTTGTACTATTCCAGGCAAGCCAATATCTTGGAAAAGAGTCGGAGGACTACTGCACCGCTATGACACCCAAAAACAAGAAAAATTAGCCATTGGCCTTCTTCTACGTAAAGCTATGGCCAATAATCCACCCCTTACGGGCCCCCTTGAAATATATGCCTCTTTTAATTTCATAGCCCCCAAAAAATATAAATGCACCTCATGTGAAAAATTCTATCACATCACCAAGCCTGATGCTGATAATTGCCTCAAATTCATAATGGACTGCTGTACAGATGCCAATGTTTGGTTAGATGATTCACAAGTTAGTGAAATAAATGTTTCAAAAAGGTATACTTTTACTACTCACGAGCCTTATACTCATCTAACTATAAGAAAAATATTTTAAAGGATAATCATGTGTCCACGTAAAGAAGGTAGTAATAAATCAGGCGAGGCTAAAGCCATTCAAGCCGTAGTATCCGAAAACGGCCACCAGATAGACCCCAATACTTCCGATAATAGCATTAAAACAAAAAAAGACCCAACCAAACCTCTCCCACTGGTTGCTGCATACATGAGTTCGATAACTGCTTAACGGGATTACGAGACGCAATTTCAGACTCGCAACTTCTTCAACTCGGTAGAGATTATATAAAATGGGCTAGGGAGTTCGATACTGAAGAAGGTATCCCCCTAAAAAAGACCTTTTGGTTAGATCATGGTATTTCTAGAATAAACTTACAAACTTTTCGGAAGTGTCTTCCTCAATTAAATGATCTAGTTATGACTGGTGACGAATATTGCGGAGAAGCCAGGGAAAGAATCATAAAAAAGTATTATCATGGTATCTTTTCAAGACAAGCTGTCTATGTAGCTGATTACCTAGAGCATGATGAACATATGATCGAAGTTCGCGAACGTATCAAACATCAAATAGATAAAGAAGAAGGCCTGTCACCCCAACAACAACAAGCCTTGTTCTACTCTTTTATGGAACCCTATTTGAATAAGAAATCAGATGCAGGAAAGTGAAGTATTAGACTATAACACTTATGTCCCGCGTCCTTACCAAGCAGAGTTAACACAGGCTATACTTTCAGGTGAGAAGAAAAGAGCTTTCCTTTGTTGGGCTAGAGGTGCAGGTAAAGATGTTGCTTGCTGGAATACGATAATAAGAGCAGCTATCCTAAAACCTGGCAACTATTTTTATGCTCTTCCTACGGCAGTTCTTGCTCGTCAGGTTATATTTGATACGGTTTTCGGCACTACTGGTAAAACCTTTATTGATTTCATACCCAAGGCTTATATAGCCAATCTTAACATTTCCAGAATGCTGATTAAGTTTACTAATGGCTCAACTCTTCAATGTGTAGGCTCAGAAGAAACAGCAACCCGTCTGGTTGGTACTAACCCCACAGGTATTGTGTGGAGCGAATGGCAGGTGTCCAAAGAAGATAGCTATACCTATTTGAGGCCACGTTTGGCACTTAATGATGGTTGGTGCATCTTCAATGGAACTCCCCCGCGGTACCGCAAATCACTTTTATACCCTATTTCAAATCAGTAAGATATCGTCCGATTGGTATCACTCGTTTAAAACTGTATATGATACTAACCATATACGTCCTGATATATTAGCCAGAGAAAAAGCCGATATGAGTATCGATAAGTTTAATCAAGAGCTATTGTGTGATTTCAACTGCGGCTTTCAAGGAACTTATTACGGTATTCAAATGGATAAGTGCAAAGCTGAGGGGCGTATAACTGATAAACTATTCTACGATGCTTCACACCCTGTTTGGGTTTCGATCGATATTGGAGTGCGTGACCCGACAGCGGTCATTTATTTCCAGAAAATTGGTAATGCTATCCACATACTAGAATGCGAAGAGTTTACAAACCAAGGCGTTGATTACCTCAAGAAGCAACTTGATGCCAAAGAATATATATACGCCAAACCAATTTGGGCGCCACACGACGCAAAGGTTAGAGAGTGGGGATCGGCCGGCGCTTTGTCTAGAATTGAATCTGCGCGAAATTTGGGGCTAGAATTACAACCAGTGGATAACTTACCTCTTTCTGAAGGAATTGAAGCAGTTCGTATGCTTTTGGGACGTTGCTGGTTTCACGCTACTAAAGCTAAAAGGCTAGTGGACTCTTTAGAAAATTACAGGCGTATCTATAACGAAGAACTTAAAGCGTACCAGGAACGACCATTGCACGACTGGACATCACATTTGGAATCAGCAATGAGATACCTGACTATAGCTCAACCACACTGTCAAGCTGGCACGTCTCAAGAAGAGATAACCAGAATGTATCAGGAGGCTAAGTTTGGCCACAGTTCAAATATTCCCCCTGTTTTTAGGGATAATCAGTTTAATAAGGGTAGGATGTATTAACTACTTGCATCTATAGCTAGCACCTAATACACTACAACTAAGGAACTAACTGAGACTATAAATTATATAACTTATGGTTTATCCCTTTAGTGGATTCGAAAGGCCTTTCAATGTTATTTCCTGATTCCTCTTTTTATGACAACTCTGACCGCTTTATGCAAGATAAGATATCTAAGTTCAAGAATGATAATCTTACATTCAACCGCCTGCTTTGGCAGGAGCAGCTTATAGATACTATGTATTGTGCTGGTGCATCTCAAACTCTGCTTTCTGCTTTTTATATGCAGTACCCCAACATATCAACGTCAATGTTTAACTTTAATCATCTACGAACTATTAAGAACGCCATTGGTGGACGTCAACGCCAACAACGTAAGTCAATGATAATGAAACCCATGGAGGGCGGCACACAAGAGACGGCAGACCAGTATACAGACCTCTTAATGCATGTATCTGCACATCAGATGCTAGGTCATACAATTTCAGATTCTTTTGATCAAGCTTTGGTTACTGGATTATCATTGATTCATGTATATCAAGATTTTAGAAGTGATCCGGTGAATGGTGAAATCAAGATTGACGCCTTGACCTACGATTCGTTTATTATGGATTCCCTTTTTAGGAAACGAGACCTTAGTGACTGCAATGGTATATGGCGACGTACATTTGTTGCAGCTAATGAGTTGCCTACTTTGTTGCCTGATGCTGCTAAAGATTTGATACACCTCGGCAGTGGCTCAGATGCCAGCTTTAACTATATGCCGGAAGTTATATATGCCTCTAAGACCCGTAACAGATTTGCATATGATGAGTTTTATTATCGTACTTATAGAGATGCAACTATATTAACCGATCCTACAGGGCTAAAACAAGAATGGAAAGGCACTAAAGATCAGCTTAGAGATTATATGTCATATTTTCCACAAATCTCAGTGCAACACACTCAGAAACCTTCAGTAAATTTAGCTATATTAGTTAACGGAAAACTATTCTACGACTCAATTGCAACTGATGGCTGTGATGAATACCCCTTCATACCGGTTTTTGGGTATTTTGACCCTAGCATTTCAGATTACCGTTGGAAGATACAGGGCATTATTAGAAACCTTAGAGATTCTGCCTTTTTGGAGAATAGAGTACAAACAATCTTACTCAAAATGTTGGAATCCAAGATCAATACAGGATGGATATACGTTGATGGCAAGGTGGTAAATCCAACTGACACTTATAAGACAGGTGAGGGACAGAACATTATCATGAAACCTGGCTCTGTCATAGGACAGGATATTTCGCCTATACAAGCGCAGGAAATCCCAGCCTCGTACTTTCAACTACTTGAAGGATTATCGAAGAATCCTGAGCGAATTTCAGGGGTTAGCCAAGAGATGCTAGGTAGTGCTACAGATACAAATAGTTCCGGACTCAGGGATATGTTAAGACAACGAGCGGGAACAACTACGATTGAAGAGTTGTTTGACAACTTAGATCGTTCACAGTACCTAGTTGGTAAACGAATAGCTGAGATTATACAACACAACTGGACGCCTGGTAAGGTTGAAAGAATTCTTGGCAAGAAAGCCAGCCCATTCTTCTACAAGATCGAGCTGGGCGAGTATGACGTTAGCATAGAGGATGGTGTGAATACAACGAGTCAAAAACAACTAGTTTACAGTCAGATCAGAGATTTACTTGATGCCGGAATACACATACCAGAGAAATATATTATGAAGTATGTGACTATATCAGACAAGGATGAGTTACTTAAGGATATTGAAGAGGAAAAAGCACAAGCAGCACAACAACAACAGCAGCAGATGCAAGTTCAAACTCAAGTACAGCAAGCACAAATGCAAGATATGGCTGCTCGTGCGCAAGCAAATATTGGATTAGCACAAGAAAGATCATCACGAGTACCAGAAAACTTAGCAATGGCTGATGAACGTAAAGCAAATGCTGTTAAAGATGAAGAGATTGCCTTGTTGAATATGGTTAAAGCTTTACAAGAAGTAAATGCAGAGGATTTATCACACATGCGACAAGCACTTGATATGATGGCTATAATTAAACAACAAGAACAACAACACGAATTACACCAGAGGACAATGGCTCAACCACAAGAGCAACAAGCAGAAGTGCATGAACAGACAATGAATGCACCGCAACAATCACTTGCACAGAATATGGGGGCATCTAATGGAGCAAAGTAAATGTCATGGATGTGGTAAAGAGGATTTTAAAACTTCGATGTACTCTTTAGGTAAAAAATGGAAGCATAAACGCAAGATTTACGGTACATTTATTTATGTTTGTGAGAAATGTTATTCGACAGAGTTAGAAAAGTTTACAAGTGATATAGAAGATAAGGGCGAGTTGATCGTTTGCCCACCTATAAAGGAACAAAATGAACTGCTTAACTTGTAATAGAGAGATTCCATATACTTTAAAAGATGTAGAAGATGCTAAAGACATATTATTTTATGAAGTCTGTATTCGTGGTATAGGACAACAAGAGAATAAGATAATACAAAATGCTTTATGCAAAGAATGTGTAATGCACTTTAGTGATAATTGGAAAGAACTTAAGGAACTTAAATGAAACAGTGTTCTGAATGCAAGCAGGATAAAGATTTAA